GCCCCAACCCCCCATGCCGTTCCCATTTCTGGGATAGACCTGCGGTACTCCCACGGACGTGTATCCAGGAGTCCTCTGGTATCCCTGAGAAGAAAGACAGATGGCAGAGGTACGGATAGCGAGGCGAAACATCCATGAGTTTACCGGACGACGTTGAAGAAGCACTAGAAGGTAGTGAGGCCCAGCGGCTGGAGCCCAGGGAGTTGTACGACCCGTGTGTCATCGGGCTGGGCTACCGATTCCATGATGGGCCGCTACTGGTCTACTCCCTTCCGAAGGTGATAGCCCTTCAGAAGGGGGCAGAGATGAGTGATGAAGAAGCGGAGGAATATTTCAACTTCAATACGCTGGGGGCGTGGATGGGGAGCGGCACCCCATTATTCGTACACCTGTTCGGAGAGTGATACATATGAAGGAGGGACTATGAAACAGATGTTATGTAGCAATTGCCAGCGACCAGTCAGCAGGGACAAGGACCGGATAGTAGTCAGCACGTTTACCGGGCTTACGAAGAATGTGCGGTGGTACTGCCCCACCAACTGCGGGAGCGGCGGACTGAAGGGTATCCTGGGTAAGGCCCGGCGATTCCTAAAGGCGGGCTAACCCTCCGGAAACTGAAAGCCCCCAGGTGATGGTCTGGGGGCTCTCAGCGGAGGTGTGAGTGAGGGTGGGATTTGAGTTTAAACTCAAACTTTACTGCCTAGAACGAATGTCCTTGTAGGTGCTGGGTGTAAGACTGGCGCAACTCCCGAACGTCCTCTTTGATTTCCCCGGTTACGTCCCTCAGATGCCCAACGTCCGCATCAATCTTGGCTAATGTCTCCAGTACCTGGTTCCTTCTAGTGGTCTGCGCCCCGTTCTCTCTACGCCTGGTTAGCAACCATACCGCCGCCAGAACGCAAACGCCCACCGGCCCCACCGCCGTAACCACTGCTTGGGCCATCTCCAATTCCACACCCTACCTCACTTATTCTTTCCCTGAGTGCCCGCAAGCGGGCGCAGGCACCCAGGACATTCACCCCGTGACAGGTTAAATGTCTGCCCGTAGGCAGCCCTGATAGTTTACTCGTTTTCCAGCACCTTGAGTGAAACTCCACCCAGGAATCCGAAAATGCCACCGATGATAGCCGTCATAATCTCTATGCCACCCATCTTGTAAGCCAGGTAGCTAACGAAGCAACTAAATATTGTGGCGCACAGGATAGCTACCAGTATCTGAGGCCGTACCTTACCCATCTCTGGCACTAGAGTCTCACCCAGTACATGCCAGTTATCGAATCGTACATCGCCTGCTCTTCACGCTGGCAGACCCGGCACCGACGTATGCCCCAGGAGTCCAGGCTATTAGGCAACTGCCGCCACCAGTGTAGGTTGAGCCAGCACATTAACGCAGTGCCTTACGCAACCGCAGCCGACGAACGAACCGCCGTGGGCCCTCATATACCCAGCCGACAGCAACGCCTGCACCGATAACTCCGACTAACGCTGTCATAACCCCTAGTCCTAGCACTGTCTTCATCTGTCCTCCACCCTGCGAATCCGGTCACCGAGGTCATTGGTGATGGCTACAATGTCTTGCGCCTGCTCCAGGTGCAACTCAGCAGCCATGTTCGCTTTAGTACGCTCTTCAAGGGCTGATATCCTGGTATCCAGTATCAGCCAACCTGTTATCCCTATAGCCAGTAGCAGAGGGTAAATGATAAACGTGAGCCACCTCATCACTGGACCTTGATTGGGCGGTCTTGAATCGTGTTGGTTATGTTTCGGGCGGCGACATTAGGCTCCCAATTGCAACTGGCAGAGTCCACTCCTGAGCCATCACCCACCTTATTACTATTGTTCATGGTCAGGTTTCCCACTTTTAGCCTCGAAAAATAAGCCTGTCCGTTCCAGGCATCCACATTATCGAGTATCAGATGCTCAACAAAGGCTCCCGATGTCCCGGTGATGTGAATCTGGATACGGTCCACAACGGAGTCATTGACCTCGTACACAGAACTTAGCCTCTCACTCTCCAGCACCATATCTGGCACCGTATTGGTGATAGTCGCTGCCATAGTGTGCCCATCGCAGAGGACGCCAACAACTAGATTGGCAACGTCGGAAGTTTCCATCTTGAAAGTAGGGAAGGACGAGTTGGTGATTGTCAGATTGCCCACCCAGAGATACGCCGTGGCCCCGGTGACTGCGCTGGTGAGAGGGCTGATGTCCAATGCCTTTGAGATGCCGGTACGTCCCAGGTCAGTATCTTTTATACGAAGCGTCGAAATCCTGGCCCCATCAGCCAAGCGGATACTTAGCGTTTGTGACTCTGTGCCGTCAGGGTAGTCTGGGTTTTTCTGGCCCATCGTCTGCAAACCAGCTTCGGTTACTTGATACTCAGCCGGTTGCGGCCAGTTGTATGTAGACCCGACCACATCTCGGATTGCGAAATACATCCCCACGCTTACGGCTGCGGCACTGACTATGATTGCCATAACCACAATCGTTGTTACATGCTTGTTGGCGAATCCAACCGTAAACCATCTGAACGCCGGTATCTTGAACCATCTGAACACCGGCATCTTGGGAGCCGGTATCTTCCTGTCTCCGACTAGGCGGCAAATCTTCTCAAATAACGTCATTTCCCATTCCCATCAACTTTGAATAAGCTGGCGAGTATCGCCGTGACCGGGATGGTAAGGATGGATAAGGCCAGGAGCAGGGGTTCTATATTGCTCAACACCGTCTGTGAAGTTGTGGCCGATATTATGATTCTGGACCCCAGGAATAACCAGCAAAAAACCACTGGGGCGGCTATCACCAGGCGCACGATGTCGCCGCTGGTCATCTGAATTTTGTCCGACTTGTCCGATGTATCTACCGCTTTTAATCGTTCTAACTCCGCCCGCAGGTCATCAATCTCAGCCATAAATCATAACAGTTCGTTCGCTTCATCCGTAGTCAATCCCAGTCCAATGAGTTTTACCACGGCACTATCCTTCAGTGCCGCATGTGGGTCATCTTCCCGCACGGGTGGATTCGGGTCAGGATTGGGTTCACAACTGACGAGATTGCCGTCCCCGTCTGCTGTTACACGGCAATCCCGTGCATACTGAGTTATCATGGACAGCAGTTCTGCTGGTACTTCAGCATGAATATACCCCCGGTCAGTCCATGTGGTGTCAGTAGTGCCGTAGGTATAGACGGCGACAACCTGTCCGCTGTCGCCGTCGTAGAATATTTCCATTAGCCTCCGCCCCATACAATAAAGTTATAGACCTGGCCGCACTTATTCGGGTCGCTGTCCAATCCGTTGTCATCCACGGTGAAACTATTGCAACCAAGAGCAATGATGGCACTAGTACGTGTTTCCATATTCCCTGCTCCAGTAGTCTCATTGAACGCAAGACCAGCACCATTGTCATCAACGATAACGTCAGTTGTCCACATGATGTCTCGGTCAGCGATGCCTGACGCAGCAGTGAAGCGTTGTGTGATTGTAACCATCTTGATTTGTTGCCCCGATAGACCCGCAGTGACAGCAAGACTTGTTGCCCCATCCCCGGTATACGAGCCGGTTGCAATCTGTGCGCTACCACCAGCCGCCGCCCAGGTTAACGTTCCTGACCCATCCGTGGTCAAGGTTTCCCCGCAGCACCCATCATCAGCCGGGAGCGTTAGCGTGTAGGATGCGCTCATGTTCTGAACTTTGATGGCGGCGTAATTCGTCCCGGCCCCGCTATCTTCCATGATACGGATTTCTCCGTCAGCGATGCCACCGATGGTCACAAAAGTACCAGGGTTCAGTGTGATTCCACCAGCGTCCGACGTTAGGCAAATTGACCCGGTGCCGCTCCCTTGGTCAGCGTGGAGCATGATGGTTTCACTGGTGCCAGCATCGGCGGTCAACCGGATGGCCCCGGCTGCGTTCAGACCCGATTTAATACCGATGCCGCCCACATCCGAAAGCAACTGAATGGATGCCGCTCCCTCTGTGGAAGTTGTCCCTTGGTCGTTGAACAAGGTCATGGTGGACGTAGTGCCACCGTCTACGGTTAGGTTTATGGCGTTGACAAGATTGGCGGTGCTTCTCAGTTCCACCCCGCCAGCATCGGATACCAGAGCGATAGATGCTGACCCCTCCGTGACGCTAGTGCCTTGGTCATTAAATAGAGTCATTGAACTGGTCGTGCCGCCATCCACGGTCAGGTTGATTGCGTTGGCTAAGTTGGCTGTGCTTCGCAGGCCGATGCCGCCAACGTCTGACAGGATGTTGATAGATTCAGCACCTTCAGTCACAGACGTTCCGGTGTCGGCGTGAATCTTAATCGTCGCACTGGTCCCGGTGGACTGGGCGATATAGACGGCGGCGGCGGTATTGGCACTACTTACAAGGTCAATATCGCCGCTCGATAGCACGTCAAAATCGGTCACGTCAGCGTCAACAGTCCCGTCAACGTCAAGGTTGGCGAGTGTTCCCGTGGTAATCTGTACCTCTTCTACATAACGCCGCCACCTAACACTGGAGCCGCAGGTTATCCGCACGTCATAGGTATTGGCCGCCAGACAGGAGACCGCCCAGTCCCCACCAGAAGTGGTGGTGGTGGTCGTCGTGGCGCAGTCAGTGGATGTGGCTTGGGTGGCATTAACACTTGTCGGGAAGACCGCTACCGCTGCCCCGCTTATCGCTACACCCGCATTTGTGGCTAGGTGTCCGCCTAATTCAACCATGTATACTCCTAGCTAGAGAGCCCTATCCGTTTGCCTTCCGTCTCCACCTGCACCGTCACGGTTATATCACTCGTAGCGGCGTAGGTCGGGGTCCCCGCCGTGATGAGGAAGGCCCAGATATCGCTGCCGGTGCCCCACATGGGCACATCCAGATTATACAGAAAATGGTAAGAGTTGTCTGTGAAAGCCTGCCTGTTAGCCGATGACGTGAGGCCGTCCTGGTAGATAATCTTCCCCAGGTCAGCGTCTGCGATATCGAATGTGGCGTTATCTGCGATGTCCGTAGGCTGGGACTCAAAGAATACGAGGGTATAGTCCACCGCTTGGGCGGCGGCATCGGTAATGGTCACTGACTGGAGTGTGCCGTGCCTCCATCCGATGAACTGGAGGCGTCCTCCCACCACGTCGTTGGCACTATAAGCCCCAGCGGTCACTGTGGGAGTTGTCTTGAAGCGGACTATGGGCATTACACTTCCGCCAGGAAGAGGGTGAGTTCCCCGCTGAAGTTATTGCCGCTCTGCTCTACGCCTGTCGCTCCCAGTACATCCACGTAGTAGAGGTACGGGTTAGTGGCACCGGCATCATTGGCGTCCCTGCTCCGGAAGCTGAAGCTGGAGCGGGTATTGGCCTCTATAGCGGTGCGGAGGTTCTCGAACATCTGTTCGGAACTACTGCCCCCGTAGGGCTTGCTCAGGTCTATGACAACCTCATGTCCCCATAGAGCGGGGAGTTTCTTCCGCCACTCCAGGTCTATCTTCAGTACCTTCGGAGAATTGGTTGTGGTATTACCCCTAGCCAGCGAAGTCTTAAACCTTATGGAACGGAAGTCCGTGCCCGTTGGAGCGGTGACACTTGGGAAGTGGTAGGAGGCTTTACCGTCACTGGTAATCTCCCCGGAAGCGTTCACATCTGAAGAGTAGGTATTCGTCAGCGTGGTGTAACTGGTAGACCCGTTAAGGGCGAAGGCCATTATCACGGTCTCATCGCTGGAAGCGTCTTCCACTTCCACCCGCAGTCTGACTGCCAGCTTGTCTACCTCGGACTGGCCCCCGGTAAAGTCGGAGGTCTCCAGGTTTCCGGAAGAGGCGAACGCCATATCGGTAACGTAGGTCGGGTTGATTATGTTAACCGGGAGGTCCATGTGGTAGACCCGCTGGTTGTGCGCCCACCAGATACGGTAGTCGTTATAGGCGTTGGAAACGTGAGCATTGGTAATCCTGACTGTCTCGTCCTCGGACTCCCACTTGCTCTCCCAACCCAGGCCGTCCCACCCCATGATATGGGAGACACCGGAGTCAGGGTCAATATGGTCGGAGTTACCCGGTACTTCGGACATGAAGACGGAACCCTGGGAACCTGCGGTAACAGCGTCCACAAGGATTAGTAGTTCGTTATGGCTTGGAAGGATTTGGACGATGGAGCCCCTCTTATTAGAGGGTAGACCGTGGTCACGGTCTGGCCCTACCGGCCTGACAACCGCCCTGTCACTGTCTATGGAATACTGGTTGACCGCCAGGCCAGCGGAGATATACATGGAGGACTGCCAGCTATCGGCCCCTTTACCGTTATCGGGGTGGAAGGGTAGCCGTAGCTGGGTCTCCACGAACCGCTCGTTCCCAGCGTCATGGGCGTAGAGCCCACGGGTGGTAGCGGCGTAAAGTATGGAGTTGCCGTCACTGTCGTACCCCAGGAACAGCCGGGTGATGGTGCTGTTCTCTATAGGGAGTTGAGCGTCATTGGTCTCAGTACCGGGGGAATACGAGTACCAGAGTTGTCCGGTGGAATCTATCCCCCAGAGACGGTCATCCCAGAAGGCGAGGTAATCCACGTTCGTCGTAGACCGGGCCCAGGAACTGCCGTCGTAGTAGTCGTAGTCACTACCCTGGGCAATCACCATATAGACGGTGCCGTTCAGCCGTATGTTGCTCGCCTGGTCGGTGGCTGCCGCCGCCAGTGTCCTTACGTTAGACCAGGTATCCGTGGTCTCGGAATACGAACGGAAGTCGGTGCCGAAGGCGGCATAGATGACGTTGCTATATTCGGAGATGACTCCTATATCGGAACCAGCCCCAGCGGCGGTGAGGGTAGCCAGTCTAGGAAGCACCACCCGGTCATAGCGGAGTTGGGTGGTACCGTACCAAGCCCGCTCCATCTCTTCCTTGGACTCCCCATCGGTACGGTCAAGCCCCACGCCCCTGGTGAAGTTGGACCAGGAGACGACTGAAAGGTTCTTATGGGTATCCCGGCTGGTGTCCGCAGTCACAATCTTCAGGGGGTCGGTGGAAATCAACCCGCTGCGTACCGGCCCCTTGATGGGATACCGATAGTTATTGAGGGTTATCTCATGCTCCCTGAATACTGTGGTGGTCATCAGGTAACGAACCTAGCGTTCTTCAGCATCGGGAAATTACGCTGCTCCCGCTCCGCTATAGCGAAGTAGCTGGCAGCGTTGGACTGTCGTATGCGGGCCTCGTCCGTGGACTCTCCCCGGATGGGACGTTGGAGTAACTGGGCGATGGAACGGCTTATGATGTAGTCCTCCGGGACCTCAGCCACATCGCTATCGGAGGAGAACAGAAGGGGATTGTCCCCGCCTTTCAGCTTGATGAGGCGGTACTCCGCCACGTTCTGCCCGCCGTTCACGAAGACCAGTTCCCTGGCTTCTTTGTCTATATCCCACAGGTTGCGGCTCATAGACTCCCACTTGTAAGAGAACTCGTCAGTGGCCTCTATGCTGCCAATCCACACTATGTTATCCCCAGCGTTAGCGTTCATCTCCAGGGCCACGGATATGATAGCGGTGGCTGCCGATGGGTTGAAGTTATCCGTCATCGCAACCCGCACCCAAGTCTCCGCATTACCCGTTAGTGCCGGTATGGCTATCAGCTTATTGGTCTCCGCCCCATTGGCGGTGGCGGAAAGACGGAGTATGAAATCGCTGGCGGATACAGTGTCCCTGACCTTGATGGGAAACTCTATGTGGGTGTAGTCCGATATATCTAGGGAGGTTATCGAATCACTGGTGAGGTCTCCGTTGCTAACCCCCGAATCTATGGTGAAGCGGGTGGACGACCTCCCGAAGAGAAGGTCGTTGGTATCCTCGGCTACCGTGAAGTTAGAGTCTACAGACTCATCCCAATCCTCACCACCGGAGATTACGATGGTGGAGGTCATGGCTACACGGAGTTGCAGGTCGTTGACCATCTCCAGGTCGGTGGGGATATCCCAGCGGCGTCTGCCGCCCGTGTGCAGGGTTATGTCCTCATCCGGGTCGAATACCTTCCCGGTGGAGTGGAGGATGGACTGGTTAGCCATACGCTGCACCGTTGTGGGGTGCAGGTGCGGGGGCCAGAGTTCTGCGGTATCAGCCGATACTGTGGAAGTGACCGCAGGGTATAGCGTCAGAGTGGTTCGGTTGGAGGATACGGAGGTATCCACTACCCTGGACAGCACCCCGTCATTGGGGGCGTCAGTCCCCAGCCACCACCAGCCGTTGTAGTCATCCGTACCTCCGAAGAGGTTGTCGGTTAGGAAGGTGGTAGTGGAACCATTGGTAGCAGCAGAGACGAAGCGAGCCTCTAAAGACTCGCCTATCTGCGTCCGTATCTGTTTCCATGTCTGGGCCTGTGTGGTGGGCATGGCATCAACCCTTCTCAGTAGATAGATTTGAGTTTAAACTCAAACCCCCAGGTTAGTACCTTTTAGGCTTCGTACTGCTGCCAGTCCTTGGCTTCTTGCCGCCAGCTTTAGTGGTTGGCTTCATGTGCCCTGGCTTTGACTTGTAATCGGTCCTCCCAGACTTATGAGCCATCGTCTTTCCTCTCATACTTGCGGTGGGAACGCCCTACCTTGGTGGTCTCCACATGGTTCTGCTCGCACTTCTCACAGAAATACCGGGGTATCCCTGGGAATGGGCCTCGTACCACCGCAGGGTCTTGTGCCACAACAGGGTCCTGTATCTCCACGGGATGGGCCACCACGCTGGTGTCCCCTCCTATCAGCCGGTTCAGGAGTTCTCTCTGGATGAGGCGGTCTTCGTCCGCTTGCTCCCGTTCCTTCTCTTCCCTCACAGCGGCCCACTCGTTCCGGTGCTTGTACTCAGCATGTAAGCCTGCCTGGTAGGTGTTCGGCAGGGTGGCCTTTCGGCAAGTAGGGAACCCCAGGGCAGCAAGCCTGGCCCTATCGGGCTGGTCTGCGTGTAGGAAACACTTGATATCGCCACGCCAGGGCCCCTCTTTAGGCTTTAGCATGGTGAATACCGGGAGACCGCTAGGCCGCAGTTCCTTCAGTTGGGACGGGACAGCGTTCCTATTACACAGAGAGGGTTCTCTTGTCTCGGTATCGTAGATAAGGACCCACCCCGCCGTAGAAAGGTCGCTGATTATCATCGGGGGCTTGTACTCCCCGTCTTCAGAGGCGTGGGCCTCCCGCACGAAGTCACCCGCTCTCATAGAGCCGGGCTCCAGGTTCTCCGCCGTAGCCACTGCCGCCTGTAACATGTCCAAGGGTGTAGTCATACTAACTCCGTTCTACTTTGATGTATGGCCCTATCTGACTTACGTGCTGCTGGGCCAAGTCTTCCTCTTCCAACTGCCGGTGGTACCCACCGATTAGGTCGGGGGCTTCCTGTGATATCTGCCGCCTGGTGAGGCTCTCCCGCATGACATCGGCCTGCTCTCTGAGTTCAGCCACCGTATGCCAAGTATCCCAGCGGGTACGCTGTAGTTCGGGGTTACCCCCGATGCAGTTGAAGGCCCCCGCTATGTAGCCTTCTCTCGGCCCCATGTCCGCCATGAACTTGGATACTTCGTTATTCCTGACCACGAACATGGTCTGGTAACGCCGCCATCCCCCCATGTCCGGGGACATCTCATTGCGCTCTATCAAGAGCAGGGCTGGCTCATTGGGGTCTAGCCCGTAAGCAACCGGCCACTCCTTGTGGTTCAACTGGTGAGGCTGGTTGTCCTCTAAAGGCGTGAGTTCCGGATGCTCGTCCTTCATCAGTCTCGCCAGTTTGGTCCCTGTGACTGCCCAAAAATATCCATAAGTGCTTTCTGTAGACGCTTGAGTTGTGCAGCACTCGCCGTAGGGGGTATGGTGCGCCTACGGCCCCTAAGTGTGCTAGGTGTTGGTTGCTCAGTACGATTGCGGCTCCTGACATCCCCAGTCTGGCTCAAGGCACTGCCGGGAACGGTACGAGTTGGCGTCTGGCCTGAACCTTCCGTGCGGATGCGATGCCTGACTTCTCCTGGCGTGACTGTGGTTCGGCTACGACTTCTAACCCCAGTATCCTTCGGTTTGGTAGTCGTCTTGCTACCCTGTGTGCGGCTACGCCCCTTGATTCCTCCAGCCATCAGTTCCTCCTATCCTCATCAGGGTCTATGAAGTGGGCTACTTCATGCTCGTCTATGTATATCGGCCCGTCATGGAAGATGTGGCTTCCGCCGTCCATCCAGTTGCCGTTAAGGTCGCCCATGTAGGTGTATACGAATATCAAAGCGTCCGGGTGCCCCCACGGTAAGCCGTGGTCCCGGATGCGCCAGTCCTGGTTGGCCCTACGGTAGCACAAACGGAAATGGCTGGCGGGTAGAAGCTGGTCTGGCTTGTGGGCCACCCCAACCGTCTCTCTGCGGTCCATGTCCGTAGGCCCCGTAAGGGCACATATAGATTCAAAGTGATTGGTTACCGGGAGGTGGGTGATATCCAGGCTGTCTTTGGGGCGGTACAGATAAAGGGTGTCGCCCTGCAAGAGGGCTCTTCCCGTGAGATATATACGCCCCTCGGCATTGTCCGTACCCACCACACGGGGATGCCCCACCATGTGCTTGAACCACCAGACGGGCCACTCCCCAAAGGGGAGGTCTTTATGAACCTGTCTAATCTTCATCCAGGCCCACTGGAGGTCGAAACTAAGCACCCAGTTATGGGTGCCAGTAGGTAGGGGTCCCTGGTTAGGGAGCGGAGCAGGGTTGACCTGTGTTACGACTATGCAGTCTTCCAGTAAGTCGCTGGCTGGCATCATCCAGCCCCCTGCCCCACTACTTCCGGTACTGGCGTGTCAGCAGCCCCATTCTTACTGCCCCGGCGTCTCTCAGCACGGGTCTGAACAGGCTCTTCTTCCAGTTCCGGTATCACATCCCAGCCGTCGTCATTGACGGTGAGCCTGTCCATAGACACAGCCCCTGATTTCAGGTTCTTCAGGAGTGCCACTATCTCCATGAACACACGTCCTGCCTGGTTGCTTAACTCCTGGCAGGTGTTCTCCAGTTGAGTGTTGATATTACGCTGGTTCTGGAGAGCGTTGAACTGGGAAACCTCATTCCGTTTCATTAGACACCTTCTCGCTTAGGCTAGTCTATGGATACCTGTTATACCGTCCAGTCCCGCTGTGCGGTTACCATCATGTAATCAACGTCCAGGGTCTCGATGTTTGCGCCCTTAGCTTCTACAGCCAGGATGCAACTAAGGTCTACACTGGTTGATACCGCTCCTGAAACGGTGCGAATCAGAGCCCCGTCTACGTAGAAACTTACCGCACCATTTGGGAATATCTCCATCTTGAGGACCTGCCACTCACCAGCTACCGCATCATCGTCCACATCAAGACTTGTTGAAGTGGTCTCACCGCTGGAGGTTCCGCCGTTATAGACGGTGTGCCAGTCCTCATCATCGGTGAGTTCCGCAGACAGAAGGAACCCGCAGAGGTCGGATGCCGTGAGGGTGATGGTGGTGCCAGCCCCGTGACAGATATCTGTTTCGATGCTTACCGTGTTGGGGTCGATGTCGCTGAACCCGAAGAACACCTCCTTGGTGTCCAGGTCGGTAAAGCGTACCCTTGCCTCAGCGATGAGGGGACCCATCAGGTTAACATCGAACATGATGGGTGTCCCAACCGCTATGGTGTGGTTATCCTCATTCGTGGTGGTAAGTACCCCAACGCCACCAAGGGCATCAGCGTTCAAGGTAGGGATGCCAGAGTCAACTTCAGCATTACCCTGCCCACCGATGGTAAAGTCGCCGATAAGACGGGACTCTGCCGTATTTGCGATATTATCTTCTTGTGCGAAATCGCACCAAAGAACGATTTGGCCCGGTCCAGATTGTGGCATTGTATCTCTCCTTACGGCTGACTAATCTAAGAGGTGGGGGCTGTGGCATCTGAGATGATTTCACGAACCCACTGGTTTTGCCTGATACCGTAGGCATAGGAGTCGGTGTGGTAGACGATGGTGGACCCGCCGCCAGTGCCGGGCTTGCGCTCGGTCTCCATGCGAGGGCGCATCTCTTCTACCAGGACGATGCCTTCCTTGGCGAACATGCCAGCCTTGGCATCATCGGCTGAGTCGATGGACAGGTCCCCGTTCTCAAAAGCCTGGGCCGTATTTATCATACCCTTGAAGCCTTCTTTGAAGACCCGGAAGCTGGCCCCATCGGATATGTCATAGGTGCCGATAGGGGTAGTGAACTGGTCGTATATATCCTTCATCTGGAAGGGATGGGCTACGAACCTATAAGGCTGGTGTCCAGGCTCAGTGGTGTTACCGCTAACCTGGGACACAGCGGCGGCTACCAGCCCGAAGGACATGACCGCACCGGCACTCCCCAACTGGGTGGCAGAGGTGGAGTCAATCGTGGTTAACCCGTCCTCGTTCTTCTTCCGCTGCATGGCGTTCTGGCCCAGAGCGGCCACTTCCCGCAGCCCATTCTTGGTCATGTTCCGGACAACCTTGTCACTCATCATCGTAGCAATCTGAATCATGCTAGGAGTGATGGAGAAGTCGGTGTCCGAGAGCCTCTGTATGTTGTTGTTCTCCGTGGTTTCCGAAACGGCCATAGCCGTCAGCTTGGCGTAAGAGACCTCATGCCAGGTGGTACCCATACCCTGTCCAAGAGTACGCCTTTCTACAAGGCCAGGCATGTCACCTTCTTGTTCCCGTACCAACCGGGCTGCCGAAATCATGGTTGGCAGAGAATTATCTACATCCTGAGTCGTCGTCGGTGTAGGCATCTAATCTATCTCCCGTAACCTTGAGATTTGTAATACTCCTGGAGTTTGACCATGCGTTCCGATGTGAGTGCCAGACCATTACCGATGGCCTCTTCTAAAGCCGCTCCTTCCATAGGCCCTCCTCCCTGGACACCACCGTCGTAGTGCTGTTCGGGAATCTTCTGGTGTTCCAGGGCTGCCAGCCGTTCGTTCTGTTGGGCGATATGTTGGATTAGCTTTGCCTGACGTTCCATCTCCTTGGGAGAATCGCTGCCCATCAGGTCTTGGGGGTCAACGCCGTACTGCTTACCGTAGTGCTGAGAAGCGGCGATACGTCCAGAATATTCCTGTACATAGGAGTGTATCTGCTCCCGTTCCTGGGTGAGTTTCTGACGTTCATGGCGGTGAATCTGGAGGAACGATTCTATCGTCCCGGAATCGTAGCCATCATTCTCGTACTGTACCCGGAGACGGGAAAGGTCCTGCTCTTCCTGCTGTTGGGTGCGGACACCTTCTAGTTGTTGCCTTTCCTGTTCAAGGAACTGGAGCCTATCCCTCTCCTGGTTCGTAAGGGATTGAGGTTCTGTAGGCTCAACCGGGCGAAGTTCTTCAGGAAGGCGAAAGAGGGGTGCCTGCGCCGTTTCTTCAGCGGGACTAGCAGGAGGGGTCTCCCACTGTGCTGATGCTTCCGGAGTTTGGCCCTCAGCAGGACCAGGTACAACAGGTGATATCGGCTCATCCGTTGAGGCATCAGCCGCCACCTCCTCTACAGGGGAGATAAGGGACTCTCCCTCACCTGTGGTGCTGGCTTCCTCCAGACGCTCCAAGGGGCTCTGTTGTGTGGTCATACTACTCCCAAAAAAAGAAGGCCCCAGCACAATACTGCACTGGGACCTTCGTGAAGGCTACCCTTCTCCGCAATATACTACGAGTTAGTAGTTGGTCTTGTCAATCCTACCTACTTCTGTGATAGCCCATGAGATTATCTTACCCTGCTTCACATTCAAGGTGATGTTCCCGTGTTTCTCGCTATGCAAGAACCCCCGGATAGCCTCATATAGAGCGGGTGGTATATCTACTATGGAAGGGCTATCTACCTTCAGCATACTCTACCTCAAGAACATAGTGGGCGGAGCGAAGTTAGCGGTTCCCTGGATACCCTGCCGCTGCCCTATAGGGAGATTGCGGAACGAACTGGGGAAGTCGTAGTTCCCCACAAAGTCAGCGAAGCGCAGGTTGGGCTCCAACCCGGCCCGTATGTACTGGTCAAGCAGGCCCTGGTACTGCTGGAATATATCGCTGAACTGGCCCTGGTAGAAGGCCCTCTGGTTGGAGGGCAGGTTAGCCCGCTGGAGTGCCCCGAAGAAGGGTATCCTGGGCTCCTCATCCAGTATCCCGCCGTATATCTGGTTGGGCAACTGGGAGACCGGCGAGACCTGCTGGCCGAACATCTCCGATTGGAAGTTGCCGGGGGCGAACTGATTGAATGTGTTGCCGAAAGTTGTCATGGTTAACGCATACCCTCCGTAATCTGACGCCATAGTTCCATCTGACGTTCTGATGCTTGTTTCTGAACAAACTCCGCCCTGTCCTCCTTAAACACCAAACCGGGGAAGTAGGGGTCGGACTGAACGGTGCCCTTTAGTACCTTACTCATCCGGTTGCGGAGGCTGGCCTTCGATAAGCCCTCTACACCGGCTGGGTTTGCCTCTGGCAGTCTGTCAAAGTTAGGGTAATACCCTCTGATTGCTTCATCAGTGGTAGCTGAACGGAAGTTAATCCCGCTGAGTTGGGCCATTTGGCCCGCAAATCCAAGCCTGACCTCACCCCTGGGCACATACTCCTGTACTGCGGGGAATCTCTCTATTAACGCACCCATAGCAGAGGTTCCGCCAATAGGGCCGCCAAGACTCTGAGCAAGGTGGAAAGCCCTCTTGGGTATGGTGTCTAATTTTTCCCCATAAAAGGTCTCTCCAACAATCTGGTCAGCAACAACACGGTAGGGGACATTAAGACGGGCACTTATAAACCCAAACGGGTCGGCAACCCGGAATGGGGTATCCATCTGTCCCATGATGTCTATGTGAATCGGTTGGCCCGCACTACCAGTAAGTCCGGGGAATTGAGGTGATAGGAACTTATTGGCATAACCAAATCCAAAGAAGGCGTAAGAGTCCCCAAAGTTAACTGGGTTGTAGGCTTTCCACGGCAGGGGCTCCCCTGTCGCAGCGTAGTTAATGCCATTGGAGATAGCGACCATAGCCGTAAGAGTTCCTAGAACCTGCTCTCTGGCTAGACCGGCCCGTGGATTGGTGGATACAGCCCTGGCCCCTAACCGCAGGAGAGACTCATTCTCGTTGATGGAGAAGAAGAAGTTCTCCATATATTTCCGCATAGTGGGGTCTGTTATCATGGACTGCCAACGGCCAGGGGTGCTGAAGATGAGGTTGGCAGCTTCGGCTGCTTCAGCAGCAATAGCCCGAGGAGTGCACCAGGTCGGGTTCGCCGTACCTGGGGGATGATGAAATTTTCAAGGGACCACTTCTGGGCAGACAGGTACACACCCTGGAATAAGCCGCTCTGCCACCAGTCGTTCAGTTCTTTGAGTTTCTGGACTGGCAGGATGCGCTTCGGGGTAGTGTCCAGGAAGTCAATCATCTCTCTCTGAATGATGGAGGTATCAGCTTGAAGGTTCAAGCCCTCTTCAACCAACATCCGGTAGGTTAACCCAAAGTCTTTATTTACCCGGTCATTAGAGAGCATCTTATTACGAAGACCGCTCCTGGACCTTGGAGAGAATTGCGTAGTGAACACGTCCTTCAAAAGGGAGGGATATCTAAGGGGTGCCGCTCGCTTTAGTCCAGTTGGAGTAGCCCCTGACCCTATAGCCCTTTGTAGAATATCAACGTGCTGGAATAGCGACCCCGCTAACTTCACACCTTTAAGACCATTGGTGAACCACCGTACTCGTTGCATGGTACCAGTTAGAGGTGGATGGTAAACCTGCTCCAAGATGTTCGCCACGTAATTGGGCACATAAGTAGGACTCTGAAGAGCCGTTTGTCCTGCTTCATCTGTAACAGAACGGCCAGTAAATAGGGGGCCAATATCAGGGACACGCCACCCCTTCAGGGCCTTCTCTGTCATATCAAACTCTGGGGTAGTCCCAGCACTCTTAGCCAGTCCTTCCTTATAGAGACGGTTCATCATAACCACGTTTTCCCGATACTCAATGCCGTGGACACGCCGTTCCGCCATCATAGCTAACGGATTCCAAGAGCGGGGAGTAAGACCGGCCTGACGAAGTTCTGAGTAAGAGGCGTCCACTCTAGCCTTAGTATAACGAGGCAACCGTCCTAAGCCCAAAGGTCTGCGCCCGACTCCAGCAATGGCTTCTCCTTGACTCCAACCCCTGGGGAAGTAGTCAGGGTGCGCCATCATCTTAGAAGCAAAGTTAGCAGCATCAATCTGTAAGAAGTTGGGAGAGGTTGCTTGAGAAGCCTGGAGAAATTCCAGCATCTCCTTCTCTTCTAACTGCTGCATCCCTTTCACGTATCTAGCAAACTCTTGCAAACTGTCTGGTAGCGACTCTATAGGGGCCTCTCCGTGAAGAACTTTGAACACGGGGTCCATCATGTCTTCATCAAAAGAAACGATACCCAGTCGCTTAGTGAGGGACTCCCCCTCCTCAAACCAGGCCACCGTATCTGCACCCTCAGCACCTCTGGCAGCCTCCCATTTACGCATCACGCCCTGAGCGGGAGCCTCCCATGATGGAAGGTCCATGTCCGAGATAAGAGCCTCGACAGACCTTCGTGGTCCTGTTATACCGGCACCCATAGGAACACCGGGTGTACGTACTGGAGGCTCACCAGGGGGATTATCTAGCTTGGTGTATACGGCTTTAGCCTCGTCTAGTTTGGAGAGGCTGTCCAGTTCATCAACTGCCGTTTCAATGCCCTCTTCCCTTATTGTGGCCTTTAGATTGCCCATCTTGGCTGGAGTATCAGCGGCATAGAAGTCGGAAACGCCCTTCGATTCAAATGTACCCCTAACCGGTTCATCTCCTATCCTCTTTCGGCCAAGACCAGCCGCCTCCTGACGGATAACACCTGAGACCTCCAACCCAATGTCCTCCGGGCCCTGAAGGTCTGAGAAGTTGTTCCTTAATACTTCTAGTTGGGCCTCTTTAGCCCTTATCTTCTTATTGATAGGGCTATCAGGGGATGCCTTTTTGGGTACTTCTCTACGGAGTCTGTCTAATTCAGATTCACGCCTTCGAATACTTCGGCGTATCATGTCTATATCTTCGATGTCGCCTGTAACTGACTGGGGGGCTTCCCCTATACTGGCTTTGAGGCTATCAATCTCTTGCTGGAAACCGCCTATCTTCTGCCCAATTACGTTCCTTGCCCGTATTCCGGAGGGAGTGTTGGCGGGAGGGAGAGATTCGGTTAATGTCTGAATCTTCCTCTGTAGCACCCCAATCTTTTTCTCAGCACTAGTGATGTCTTTAAGATTAGCCTGGGGTGCCTGACGCTGGGCAGGGCCTCTGGTGATGCCACGTATAGTAACAGGGGGTGGGCCTCCCGGTAGTCGGGCCGCAGCCTGCTCAATATCCCAAGGGGTGGCATCGGCAGGGAGAACGGTTACATCCTGTTGGCCTAATTCAAGTGACCCACGGCGTAGGTCTCTCTCACTTTTGAATACAAGGCGTTGTCCGGTAGGGTGGGCATCATCTACTACTATCAACGAAGGCTCAAAACGCCCCACTCCCCTAGATGCACGTATAGCTGTTGTAGGGGCTTTTAGGGCCCTCCCCCCTTTAGCAATGAGACGCCCTATAGCCGCAAAGCCTCCCCCTATGGGAAGGTTAAAGGGACTTGTGAGGAACTCCGTGCCCATCCGTATCCCTTCAGGTTGGGCCAAATGCTCGCCTAATGACTCTGCCACCGGGCGACCACCTGATATGTTTTCTATACCTTGGGCAACCTGTTCAGGGATAAACTCTGGAGGAGGTGCCCCTGACTCAGCACCAGTAATACCACCGATTACCCGTTGCTCCAGAGGGTCTATCTGCCCAGCACCAGCGGCAGCGACGAATGGCCCCAATAACCCCCCGGCAATCTCTTCTACGCCTTGATAACCGGTTAGTATGTCACGAAAACCTCCAGGGCCACCTTCTGCGGTGAACCGCTGTTCTCCGGGACGGTCAGGATAGGGGAATAGGAGGCGTTTAGCAGCGTCACCTATCTCTCCTAAGCGGGTTTCACCGGCTGCTTGCCGCTGGGCGGCGACATCCGTTGGCGGGGCATCACTAAACCTCTGCACGTAGGCCAGCAAGTCCTCGTCTGCGATGGAGTCGATATCTCCCTGACTGAAGTCCTGGGTGGGAACGGAGGTCTCCCCGGAGGGAAGCGGGGAGACCTCCTCGGGGAACTCTGCATTAAACGCATCTAAACGCCTCTGGACATCTGGGTCCAGGACAGGAGCGGAGCCTACCTCCGCCACTGCCCCTGTCTCAGGAAACTCAGCGTTAAAAGCGTCTAGTCGTGCTTGCTCCTCTTTGCTTAGGGTAACCATTTACTGGGTTACATTCCCCCCTACATTCTGAAAGGCTTGGGCTCCTGGGTTTGCTATCCGTTCTAGTATGCCCGCAAGAACCCCAGCAATCTGTTCAGGAGTCTGGAATTGACCAGCTTGGGTTGCGAGTCGAGGCTCTATCAGGTTAAGAAGATTGGTAGCCATAGTTTCCCGCTGCCTCGGAGCCACACCTGTTAGATAAGGTTGAATCCCTGCCCTAGCAGCACTAGAGGCGGTGGGGAAACGGGTCATAAAGTCGGCCATTTGCTCCACCTGTCCACCTTGGAACCCCCCTAGGAGGCCAGCAAGACTCTGCCGTAAACTAGCATCGTCGGAACCTCCGCCGCTCAGGAAATCTTGAAAGCGGAGCCCTCTTTCCCGCTCAGGCACTCCGCCTCCACCAAAATAGGACCCCCTTGTTATTGGGTCTATATCCTGAAATTGCCCGAAAGCGGTGCCCAACGCTCTTTGAGCAGCGGGAGCAAACCCGCCTAGTGGGCGACCTGTAGCACCCATAATCCCACGTAAGAACTGCTCCCTGCCGGTTTGGGCACCAAGCAGTCCGGGCTCTGAAACACCAAAACTGTCTGGGTAACGCTCACCCAGGTTGCCAAAGTCTATATTCCTATCAACGCCGCTGGGGTCTAAAACGCCCCCAGGCATAGGTGTAGGGACTTGAGTAACAACCGATGGCCTCACTACATTGTTGTAAAACGATGTAGCAGCAGTGGTACTCATATTTAATTCTTTAACAAGGAAAGCTATGCGCTGGTCATCGTTTGCTAGGTCGGTCTGCCCAGCCCTGATACGGGATACCAAGTCCGTAAATACCTCAGCCTTAGTTCTGTCTGCCATGTCGTACTCCTAAAATCCCTTACTTTGGAAGTCTTTGAACACCCCGAATATCTGCTCAGGGGTCTGGTACTGCTGCGGGCTGGTCGCAAACTGCGGGCCGAACATATTAAATATACCCGTTTGAGCGGCACCCCTCAACCTGGGGGCTATCCTGCTTAGGTAAGGTTGGGCGGCGGCGGAGATGGCCGACTCAGGGGTACCGAATGTGGTGCTGAACTTGGCGTAGGCGGGAGAAAGATTGCTGGGCCGGTTTGCAAAATCACCAAGGATATTACCTAAAGAGGCTTGAAGATTGGCGGCTGTAGGCTGAGGGCCCTTCAGATAATCACGCCAAGATGCGCCTCTCTCCTGCTGCGGGAAGTAATTGGTTATGGGGGATACGTCCCCAAATCTGGAGAAGGCCCTGCTGATAGCCCGCTGGGCTACCGGGATGAACTCTCCAAAGCCCCTTCCGGTGGCTTCCTGCAAACCCCGCAGGAAGAGGGCCGGGTCCTTTTGCTCCTCTATCAGTTGCTGGCGGCTGACTAGCCCCCCTGGCCCTATGGGTGCCCCAGGGTCGGGAGCCCCTCCCGGAAGGCCGGGCGTCCCCGTAAACGGGTCTATCTCTGCGGCGATACGTCTTTCTTCACTGTCACGACGGGCTTTATTGAGGTCTTGCTGTATCTCAAAGTCAGTCCTATCATCAACGACGGCATCTGTAGTGACTACTGTGCCGTCTGTAGTGGTGCCGTCTTTAGTGTCTACCTTTGTAGTGACTACCGGGGCTGGTTTATGGAAGCCGGTCTTTAGTCGGTCTTGCCATGCCTTATAACCGGCTTTGTTTCTTACGTTATCCGATTCGTTTGTGCCCTGGTTCGGCTGCGGGATGTAGTTCCTGAACTTGTTGCGTAGCCTCGTAAGTTCAGCCTCTACCATACGGTCAACGACCACATCGCCGGTCTCAAAGGGTACGCCCGGCTTCTGGGAAGGAACGGTAGGGTCATCCTTCCCTGTGGCGATGCCCAGCCTCTCCAGGCGGGCCTCGATGGCGGTACGGAGGTGCCCCTCTACCTCTGTTTCCAGCATGATGCCAGCCAGGTACTGGGCGTAGATGGCATCGGTGGGGCGATTGGCCGCATTACCCATATGGAAGCGTAGCTGGGCCGCCGCTTCGTCCTTCGCTTCGTCCTTGAGCCTCTGTTCCTCTGCCGCTTCCCTTGAAGCCTGAGCCGCCTCAAAACGCTCCTTGGTTAGGCCCCCATAAAGTTCTTGCTCTCTAATCTTTTGCGCCAGGTCAACGGTATATCTCGCACCTTTCTCGCCAGTAATACTACCGTCTGTATCTATATACGTCTTTACTCCGGGGCTGGTCTGCCTATACGCTGCTTCTGTCCTTCCAAATCCTGTTACCTTACTTTCAGCCTCTCTCCTAGCCGCACGTGCTGCATCGTTAGCTTGCTGCCGTGCCTCCATCTCCCGCTCGTATGACGACAGAGGGCCAGAGTAAGGGTCCCCTTCAGGTGTGACCCCGGTGCTTAATTGCGTCCAGCCCTGGGCCTTTAGATTGCCAACCTCCCCCGGATGCACCCAATAAATAGTGCCATCGGGGGCTCTTACTTGCTCACTGGCCCGTGCCGTCTTAGTCCGGGAGATAGACCCTTCTTCGACAGCTTCTCTCCAGAACCGTCCCCTATTTAAACCAGAGTCAGTAGGAAACTGGCGGGCAAAATCATCTGCAAGTGCCATATCTTACCTCTACAGCCCCGGAATCCCTGGGCCTGCGCCGTTCTGGGCTCCCGGACGTGGAGTTCCAGGCGGTACGTTAGGACCGGCCTGGGGTACTACTCCCGGTGGCGGGGCTCCCTGGGCCGCATTGGGCATGGTCTCAGGGCTCAGGCCGTTACCCTGCGGGGAACTGCCGCCTCCCTGTTGCATGGCGAAGGGAGAGAAGCCCTGTTGCATGGAAGCCAGCAGCATCTGCTGCCACTGGGCGAAGTAATACTGGGCCCTGGGGTCGTTCCGCTTGCTCAGGGCCTCTACCAGTGTGTGGAGTTGGGCTAACGGGTGGGCCGTCCGCCCAATCTCCTGGAACATCATATCCACTTCCATGTCCGAGTCCTCGACCTGGAGTACGTTCTCCAGCACCGAATGGAGGGAACGGAGTGGGAGGCCGTCGGGGCCGGGCTGGCGGTATAACTGGGCCAGTTGGGCCTTGGCGGCGTCGTCTTCCCGGAGTATGGGGGTCAGTTGGATGATGGGTTCATCCAGGTCCATGAGGTCTTCCGGTGTGATATTGGCCGAGAACCACCGTCTATTAGACCCCTGACCGCTTATCTGTATCGGTGGGAAGGCACGGGTCTGGAAGTGGTCGCACCAGGCGTTGGCTATCATCTTCAAAGCGGTCTGTTCACTATGAAGGAAGGGCTCAACCTTGTCCGCCGTGTCTCCCGCCTTCAGGGTCTGCATGGCGAAGCCCGATATGGCAAATGGGGTGTCCCCGAAGGTGATGGAAGAGAACCCACCACGCTGTTTCTCCGCACTTATAACCGATTGCATGGGGTTGATGTCCGGTGCGGAGGTCTGGAATGGGTAGACGATGAGTTCCTCCCCTTCCGCCAGGGGAATCTCCGCTCCAGCCTGGAAAGGGTCGCCCTCAACCAGCTTCACGCCGTCCCGGCTACGGATGCCGAACACGGGTTTCAGGCTCCGGTAGGCCAGTTCCTTCCTTATGGACATGACGAAGTTGTCGTCCGCATAAAGCTGTCTGTTATCGGCGTAGATGGACTCCCCGTAGTCCGTCCAGGCGTCGGTAAGGGCGGATACGTCCGTGGTGTGGCTCCCCTCCGGACGTGTGGTTATCATCGGTTGGGCCGAAGAGGCCACTACCCAGCCGGGGACCCTTGGTTCTCCGAACCCGTCCACCATTCCGTGGCGTTCGTTCTTCACCGGGGCTTCCTGTATCGCCGGGATTATAACGATATTACGTTCCCGGTCATAGTAATCGTATTTGACTATGCCGTCGGAGTCGTTCCCTTCAAATTCCTTGCGATACTCCGAACGTATGGCTGCGGGACATATCACCGTCTTGTGGCAAATCCACATCAACCCATCATGTCCGAACTCCCATGTGACCTCTCTGGGGTCCCACGGGGTGGCGTCGGCCCACGCCCGGTTATCCCGTTTGTTCAGAAGGCAACGCCCGGTGGTGTATCCCCGTACCATGACGCACCAGGAGATGAAACTACGGAGAGGGATGCCTCCCGCCATGACCAGACGTTCGTCATTGGCCCGGAAGTTACCCCTTATGAACTGTTCCTTGCGGTTGTCCTGCTCCCGGTCTCCTCTATCGTCATTCCCCTGAAGGACACGTACCGTCATAGAGGCCCCTGACAGGAGGCTTACGCCCTTCCTGCCCAGGGTACGGGGGTCGTTGCTGGTGTACTTCTGATATCCGGTAAGCTGGTCGTGGCTGAAGCTGTCCAGCCTCCAGAGACCGTAATCCTCGTCCATGCGTTCGTGCAACCGGGAGGAATCCAGTTCCTTCTGGTCCACCATCGCTATGATTTCCGCCGCTCTCCCCACATTATTAGTCATCAGTGCTGGACCACCTTCACCGTTTGTCTGACTTCGGCCCGCTCCGGGGAGAAATCCCCCAGTATGTAACGGGTGGCATCCATCAAGTGGTAAGAACTCTTACTATCTATCTTATCGGTTGGATTATACAGGTCATCCAGTACCCTTGAATAGGACAGTACCTCGTCAAGATAACGAGAACAGTCCTTGAAGACGAATAGCTTGTTCTGGGCCATCCACCCGTATACCCGGTCTATGCCTGCGTCCACCGCCTGTAATCGGGGCTTCTGTATGGGCCATCCCGCCGCCGTGAAACTCTCACGCCAGCCGTCTTCCGTGTTGGAGCCTCCGACCCGCCTCAGTACCCGTTCTCCCTCGCTGTAATTCTTGTACCGCTGGGCGTGGTCGAAAGCACTGATACCCCCGTCCAGATATTCCCGGTACATATAAAGGAAGCCCGTTCCAGGGTCCTGAGCGAACCATACGGCAGCCGTATTGGTGGGCCCGAAGTCGTGTCCCGTGTATCTGGGCCACTCCTTCGGTATCTCAAATCTGGGAATCACGCACGTACTTTCATCAAAGCAGTCGTATATCATGCCAGCGGGCCTCGTATAGACCCCTCTATAGAACAGGTCGAACTTCCAGCGTGGAAGGCTGGCCCTGGCCCGCTCATACGCCTCCTGACTGAAGGCGGGGTTGGTCTTACTATCAAACTGGATGACATCCACATCGGTATCCCCCCGTACCCAAGGGTCATAGACCTCGGTCTTGAACCAACCGAACTCATAGAGGGTGGTGGTACATAATATGCGGCCCTGAGTAAGGGATACCCGTCTCTGAACAGCCTCCCAAGCCTGATGCTGGAACTGGTGTTGGCCCACCTCGTCCAACCAGGCGGCGTTAGCCGTGGCCGACTCCAGAGACTCAGGATTGGTGGCACTCCCGAAGATAACCCTCCAAGCGGGACCCCCGTGGTGCTTCTCGTAACTCTCAAACACCCTATCGGCGGCCCTCCAGACCCCCAGATTGAACCAGTTCTGGAACACATGGAGAAACTCCCGCTGCATCTTGAGGTTCAACAGAGGAAAGGTGGCCGTAACAGCCAAGTAATCCCCCAAACCCTTCCTCTGTATCTCCCTTTCCAGCCAGTAAGGCCCGAAAGAGGTCTTACCGCTCTGCGTACCGGCCAGCATAGCCACCACACGGGCTTCACTGACCCAAGTAGCCGTCTGTCCCGGATGAAACCTTAGCTGCAACTCTCCGTCAGAGAGCCTATAGCCAGGAGGGTGTTCCTCAAGGACCGCTACAGCAGCCTCATTCACTTATTCCCCCTCTTACTAGCCCTGGTGGCGTAATGGCGCAGCTTCGTGGCACTCATGCCCGTCTTGGTGGGCTGCCCGGCCTTCTTACGGGCCAATTCAGCCCCCATGAACCTTCTCTGCTTCTCACTCTTAGCGGCCATAGTCCTCCAAAGTGCTAATAACTGGCGGTTTGAGTTTAAACTCAACTCTGGGACATGTCCAGTTTGTCCTAGGACTGTCCGCACCCTGTCCTGAAAAGGCTTCATGGCCCAAAATTGTGGGGGCTTATCTTACAAGGTACGTGCGCAGGCGTTAAGCCTTGCCGGGGGTGGGGTACCCCCCCTACGCCTACGCATGATGCGCCCGCCCGCACACGCCAGCAACCTTCGGTTGCTTTAATAGGAAGCTGTGGTGCCGTCAGGCTCGATTCCAGCCTCTAGGCTAGCCTCTACACTAGGCTCGGCTAGGCTCGCTGCTACGTTTGAGTTTAAACTCAAATCCACGCCTGAATCCAGAACTACAGTCACACGTGTGATGCTGACAGTCTCAGGCGTGGGACGGTCTACAATCGTGCCTGATGCCTTCCCAATGAACGCAAGCGCACCGTTTGCGCTCGCCCATTGCCCAGACTCTTGCGCCCCTTGCAGGTTCCTGTCCGCTTCTTCCAAGATACGGGCTAGAGTCCACACTCTACGGTGTTGCCTTGAAGCTTCAATGCTCGTGGCTATCTCAGGGTTTGCCATAAGCTTGAATGCCTCATTGTGAATGGTGGCTGGCATCATGCCGTCAACGTTGTAGGCTTCCCTATAGGCGTCCGATTGATTCAATCCGGAAAGTATGCCATCGCAAAATATATGCTGTTTGGGCGTGAGGCTCATATCTACCTACTATATGTTGTATAGGCTATGCCTGATTCTACCATATGCGGATTTTAAATCCATATTTTAGTTTAAACTCAAATGCTAGGCGTGAAATGCCCTATTTCGTGCCTAGCAAATTGATGCTTGACATATGCTAAACAGAAGCGCATAATACCGGCAGTGAATCAAACCAACTAGGCCGCTACGGCGTGAGCCTGACAGGCTAGATTCACTAGGGTACTAGACCAAACGGAGGCTAGACAATGCGGAGTCCATCAAGTACAGCACGCAAGCGGACATATAGTGGACATGTTGCGGGTTCTCCGCAAGGCTTCCCAAGTATATCTCACGTACATCCGGAGCAGACACGGGTAGTGGGTAACGCAAGGCTATCTTCACATCGGAGGAACAATTTGAACCTTACCAGACCCATCCTACGGAGCGGGAAAGCACACTCCGTATAGGCTCACCCTACATAACCGGGCATGTGCCCAACGTAGACCGCGCACTACGTCAACAAAGCGACGAATATATAAACGGAGGATATACCGTGATAACTAAGAATCAAGCGTTAACAGCGGACAACCTACACTACACCGGGAGGCACGATTGCACCGTACATATCGGCCCTCGTGGTGGCAAGCGAGTCAACATCACGGCGGTACGGCGTAGCGGTAAAACTCAGACTTGGAAGACTAGACCGGAAGACTTCAAGATGCCAGTTAAATTCGGACTCTATGAGTCAAGCTACGCCACCCATGAAAACGCTAACGACTGGCACACCTTGGAAGATTGCCCAATACAGGAGGGAAATTAAATGTCACAGACTCAAACTATCGGACGAACGGCAACCAAAGTAGAACACCTGGGAAAGTACACCTATGTTTGGTACCACAATACCGACGTTGTGCAATTCGATAGCCTATACATCACGCTCAATACGGGAGGTTGGGAAACGGCAACCACCAAACTACGGATGAATCAAGCGAGTAATCAATTCGGGTTAGGTTATCAGGTATACCAGAAGAACCATAAATGGTACGTAGTCATACCTCAAGGTGAGACGCTGGAATTTACCGGACGGCGGATGACATTCCCCAGGCGTTAGCTGCTACCCCTCCGGGCATCATGGAATGGTGCCCGGTATGGTGCAACTAAACAGGCAAGGCACTAAACAAGAGAACGGAGGGAAGTAATCATGGATGACCTTATAGACCTAACGGAGGAAAACATCAGGGAGTTGGACATAATCGAGGAATGTTTGAGTTTAAACTCAAATCCGGAGGGAGAATAGATGCAAAGGGTAGGCAACATACTAGAGTACGGAGAACGGCCTTGTTCCTCATGTCAAGGGCAACGGGAGGTACGAGACATTCGGCCTTGCCCAAAGTACGGCAAGGTGGTGAGCCGTCTCCCCGGTAGGGTATGTCCCGATTGCGGGACTACCCGAAAAAACGGACACCAATACTTGGATACCGGAAACATGAAGCCTTGCCGTTGCGGTACGGGGTACCAAACGGAGGATAGGTACAGTAGCCTACCCGATGGCATATTCCGGACGTTGGTATTCAAGGTGTACCGTAGCCAACGCCCGGCCTCATTCAATGAGCAATACCTAGGGTTGGGTTTAGTCTACAGTGTCACCGATTATGGTGAACACCAGAACCTATCGGACGCTGACTTAGCCCGTAAGGTAGCAGACCATGATGGCTACACCCAGGCTTGCAAGGTGGTAGACAAGGACAACCGATTCTGCGACTACCTGATGATAGCTACCAACAACAGCGGGTATACAGTCAAAGCAATATGGGAGGGATAGTATGAAAAGCCTGAACAAACAGGTACAAGAGAATCAGGAATCCAACTCAGAGTGGAGGTACAACAAGCAGGCGATGTCCGCCAATCGGATGTTTCTTACCATCAACACCCACCTATTTGAGGGTAAGTTACCTGACCCGGTGATAGGGTTCAACGCCTCCGGACGGGTACACAAGGACGGGATGTACCACTGGGAGGGGGATGGTATCAGCCTCCCTCATCACATAGACCTACGGCAAGACCTGACAGAACTTGAGACGGTGGTGGCGTTGATACATAACGCCACGCATATAGCCTCAGAGGTGTACCACGACTCCAAGTCTTGGTATCACCCCAAGGCATTTCGGGACTGCATGAGGGGATTCGGAATCAAGACCAAGACCAACGGGGATAGCATCGGGTTCTACAAGGAGTTTGGTAACACGCTGGAGAAGATTGGACGCCCTGACCTGGCAACGGAGTTGTTTGAACCAGACGATACGGAGGGACTTATCGGGGACGTGATGGTAGGCGGGGATGATACCCCGGTGGTAGACGTACACGTAGAACCCTCTCTGCCACCCTCCACCCTTGAGGTAGAGGAACTCGTAGTGCCGATGCCAACCAAGAAAGCGGCACCCAAGGTCAACAAGAAACAGAAGTTTGCCTGTGCCTGTACGCCTGATAACAAGGATGGGTCAACCTCATTCTGGGCCGTCAGGATACACCCAAATAGTATCTGTGGGGGATGTGGTCAGAAGTTCCTATCCCAGGTGGACGTTGAAACCTTGGAGTTGGTCAGCATATGAAGATAACTTGGACTACCGAAACCAAGACCGATGTGGGGGTAGCACCCAAGCTACCCTCCCCGGCACAGAAACAACTAAGCAAGGAGGAAGTAACCAAAGGGATATGGGAGTTAGACCCCAACCTCAAACTTAGGCATCGGGCGGCGGAGTTCTACCTGATGATGGACTTAGACCTAGACGGGTTGGATGGTGGGAAGTTCCAAAAGCTGATGGACTACCTGCTACCCCAGTTCGTAGCCTACACCGATATGGCGGTGGGCGGGGAGTTAAGGCACTCAAGGCTGAAGGTTCCCAGTAACCAACTCCCCACGCCATTACGGAGGGCGATAGCTGACTCCACCCTGCCAAGTCACCGCCATGAGGCGTGGCGGGGATGGTACAGGTTCCGGAGGCACTACGGCACCCTCGCCTTAGAGTGGGCTGAGGAGGTATTCCCCCACTTCAGCGGGGGAGGTTTCGGCGGGAAGAAGTGGGCAAATATAGCGAGCATCCTCCGGATGTACGAAACGGATGGCCTGACCCCGCTGATGTTTGTGGACACATGTTGGGGACTGCAACATAACGGCGGTGCCTATTTCGACAAGGTGTGGCCTACCAAGGGACTCAAGTCAGTGCTGGATGCCAACCTAGCGGAGAGTATACCGGGCTTACTGGCATACGCAACTGTCCCGGTCAGGAACTTCTACAACAAGAAACGGAATGGAGGCGCAGACATATGAGCA